ATCGGGCTGTTTGCTATTGACTGGGTTTCGCTTGCATCGGTTTCACTCGGCGCAGGGCTTCTGTCAATCCTGACAAGTGTCGCATTCAAAAAAGACTAGGTGGGTCACCTACCTCTGTCCCAATGACCATGAATTAGTCTTCGGGCATGAGGTCAACAGTCGAGGCAAGTTTCAGTCAGGTTCGCCTGCTGTTTGCATGACCTGTCAAACCCCCTACAACAGGGCTATCGTTCGCTTGGAAGAGTCGCTGCCCAAATCCCATACTTCTGACCCGACTCAACCGCATACCTAAAGCACTCTGCCTTCACAGGGCAGGTGTCGCAGAGTTTCTTAGCGATGACTATAGACAGCCTTCGGCGTGTCTCATCTCGGATTTCTTCAGGGTAGAAAAGCTCAGGGAAGTCCTCACATGGCACACCGCCAGCGGCGTGAATAGCCTTTAGCAAGCGGTAGTGCTTCTGGTCGAAATGTCCCATCCCGATAGCCTAATTTGAAAATGTCAGAGGCAGGGTAGAAACTATGACCATGTTCAAAACACACGCACCTGAGAAGTTCAACAACGCAACCCTACTCGGAGTCTTTGAGGCTGGTTCTGACGAGTGGCACAACGCTCGCAAGGATTCAATCGGAGGCTCGGAGATTTCGACAATCATGGGACTGAACCCCTTTGAGTCTGCCTACGCACTATGGGCAAAGAAGACAGGCAAGATACCCTCACAGATTGAGGAGAACTGGGCAATCAGATTCGGCAAGGCGTTCGAGTTGCCAATCCTTCAGCTCTGGTCAGAGGAACATCCTGAGTATGAAGTCTTCCTGACTGGCACTTACCAAGATGCCCTTATCCCATTCCGACACGCTAACCCCGATGCGCTGGCTCGTCACAAAGAGACAGGCGAGTGGATTGTGATTGAGGTCAAGACAGGCCGACAGACTTGGGAGGAGTTGCCTGCTGGTTACTACGCTCAAGTGCAATGGTATTTAGACATTCTCGGACTCAAAAAGGCTGCTTTGGTTGCAGTCGCAGGAATGACTTGGCATGACTACTGGATTGAGCGTGATGATTTTGAGATTGACATCGCTCGACAGAAGGCGATTGACTTTCAGGCTTGTATGTTCGCAGATCAGCGACCTGAGTGGGATGGCTCGGAGTCAACTTATGAGGCTGTCCGTTACCAGCACCCGCTGATTGACGAGACTGAGGTTGAGATTGACTCGCTGCACTACCTTGCAAACGCACAGGCAAAGTATGACGAGGCAGCGGAAGAACTGCGCCTAATCAAGTCACAGGTTCTCGATGCAATGGGTCGAGCTAAACACGCCTACATGGAAGTTGACGGACAGAAAGTTCGCATAGCATCGAGGCAGGCAAAGGGAGAAGGTCTCCCCTATCTAGTAGTCAAGAAGGGAAAGAAATAATGGCTAGGTTTGACCTAACACAATACGCAACTGTCGCTGAGAGATTGGCTCAGTTTCACGCTGACTATCCAGACGGCAGAATCACAACCACATTGGTTGAAAGCAAAGACATGGGCAACGGCAAGACGCAATGGGTTGTGAAAGCTGATGTTTTCCTAACGGCTGGAGACCAAGCTAATTTTCTTCCGAAGGGAACTGGTTTCGCTGCTGAGGTTGACGGCACAGGCGGAGCAAACAATGTCGCAGCACTTCCCAATGCAGAGACTTCTGCAATCGGTAGAGCCCTGATGGTGATCGGTTACGCAATGAATAAGAACAACTCACTTGCAAGCAGGGAAGAAATGGAAAAGGTTGCAAGGATGGATTGGCTCGAAAGAGCTGGTAGTCTTGGCACAATCGAAGAACTGCGAGACCTTTATGCACAAGCTAAAGCCAACAACGCTTCTCAGGAAATCCTAGAAGGGTTGAAACTTTATGCTCAGCGATTTGAAGAGAGCCAAACTACAAGAGCTGGAGGAGGCGTATCTGGTGGCAAGGTTTCGAGGACAGGAAAGTGAAGCTCAGTTCTGGAACAGGGAACTCATCGAGCTTCTGTTAGGGGTGTTGAGTGATACAGGAAATCCAGAGGCAACTAGCGGAACTGATAGCTGAGAACTCTAAGGGTTCGACTGCTCTGTTCGATGCTGAGAGAGCTTTGGCTGAGGCTGAATACGATTTAGATCTAGCTGAGCAAAAGGCTTACATAAAATCACAAGGCACAGTCAGGGATCGTGAGGCTATGGCTCGACTTGAGTCTGCTGACCTTAGGCTTCAGCGGGATCTACGCAAGGCAGAACTAAATAGGATCAGGCAGAAAATCAGGTCTATAGAGACTGCCTCTATGGTGCTTGCGACACAGGCCAAACTCATGGGGCAGGAAACACGCCTGTGAAGCGACTGGAGGCGATTAGGCGGGCTGTCGAGGCTCACCCCTACTGCCCACATTGCGGGGCTACAAATGGCCTACAAACGCATCACAGGGCTAATAGGGGCATGGGTGGCTCGAAGGCTATGGACCGCTTTGACAATCTGCTCAGAATTTGCCCTAATTTGAACTACAGCATGGAATCTGATTCCGCTGTGGCTACTGAGGCCAGAGACATGGGCTGGAAGCTGGGCAAATGGGATGGTTTTGACACGCCGTATTTTGACAGGGTGCAAATGAAATGGTATTCATTGACTGAGTCAGGGGAGAAAAGAGAGAGTGACCCTCCTAATTACTTGATCTAAGAAAGGATAAGAATGGATGTCGAGGAATTAGCTTGCAAGATGAGGTTAAGGGCTATCAAGATCGAAGATGAGATTGGCCCAAATGAAAGACAGCAGCACCTAGTAGAGCAAGAAAGACTAGAGGCTCTACAAAAGCTCTATTTCAATGCTGGTCGATGGGCTGGAGGGGCTAGAGATCGCATTGCCAAAGAGGCCTACCAGAAGATAGCTCTGGGGGCTTAGCATGGCACTAGCTGAGAACTACAGCATCGAACGCATTAGCTACCAAATGGCTCAGGATGCTGTTATAGCAAATCACTATCTGCACCGCAAAGCTCCATGCACATTCGCATTTGGGATGTTTGATTCAGTTGGACAGCTTGTAGGGGTAGTGATCTATGGCGTGCCTGCTTCTAGCACCCTGCTGAAGGGCATTTGCGGGCCTGATGAGGCACAGAATGTCTATGAGCTGACTCGCCTATGGGTGGATGACTCAGTCCCCAAAAATGGAGAGAGCTGGCTCATAGGGCAAACGCTAAAGCAGCTAGACAGAGAGATCGTGGTCAGCTTTGCAGATAGTTCTGCTGATCATGTTGGCTATGTCTATCAAGCCACCAATTTCATTTACACAGGCCTGAGTGCAAAGTTCAAAGATCCTAAGGTCAGGGGCATGGAGGGGCAGCATCATGCCAGCTATGCCAATGGCCTAACAAACGCTGAGGTCATCGAGAAGTTCGGTGACAGGGTCTATTGGGTCGAGAGACCCCGCAAACATCGCTACATTTACTTCAACGCTAGCAAAACCAGAAAGAGAATCCTTATGTCCAAGCTCAGATACAAGCCATTGCCCTACCCAAAGATCCATGCGGGGGTGCTTGAAAGCCAATGATTATCACACTAAGTGCTGATGAGGTCGCTATGGCAGCAGCGGTGGCTGTCAATCGTGGTCTGGAGGCAATCAAACTCAATCGTAAAAACAATCATGGGTTTGTGGGAAATGGCTGGACTGAGAACATTGAGGGATACTGTGCTGAGATGGCTGTCTCCAAAGCCTTGCAGATTTATTACGATGCTGGCGATGGCAAGGGTTTCAAAGGGGCTGATGTATCAGAAAAGATACAGGTTCGCTGGGCTAGTAGGGATAGCTATCGATTGATCATCAGACCCGCTGACCACTCAGATTACTTCTATGTCTTAGTGACAGGCTATGCTCCAACTTTCACTATCCAAGGATTTATGCATGGCTCAGAGGCCAAGAGAGATCAATACTGGGAAAACCCGGGCAATGGCCGGCCTGATGCTTGGTGGATACCAAAAGAGGCCCTGAGGCCCATAGCTGAAATCAAGAAAGAACTACAAACAATGAAGGGGCAAAATGAGCATTGAGATTATGAATGCTGTCTGGCGTGAGTCCAAATCTGATGGTAGGGCAAGGCTAGTTTTGTTAGCCATAGCTGATCATCAGGGCGAAATCGGGGCATGGCCTTCGATTAGGCGAATAGCTCAAATGGTCAATTCGTCAGAGAGAAGTGTCCAGCGGGACATTCAGTATCTACAGAAAATCGGGGAGCTGAGGATCGAGGTCCAGAATGCACCTACTCAGGGCCAATACAAATCCAACCGATACTGGGTGATGCTCCCAAGCACCTCAGGGGTGACAGAATCGCAGTCAGGGGTGACAAATAGAGCGTCAGGGGTGACAGCAGGTGGCGTGCAAACCCTTATAGAACCATTAAAAGAACCTAAATATGCTTATGAGGAATTATTTGAGGAATTCTGGAATGCCTATCCAAGAAAGATTGACAAGGCTAAGGCTTTTAGGGCATTCAAATCGGCACTCAAGAAGGCAAAGTTTGAGGACATTTTGGCAGGCGTCATCGCCTATCGAAATGATCCAACTAGGAATCCTGACTACACAAAGTATCCAGCCTCATGGCTCAATGCCTGCTCTTGGGAGAACGCTGCTGCAGCACCTGAGGTCAAGGCCGCCATTGATGCTCGCAGGGCAAAAGAAAAAGAGGCTAGTGATGCCTACCTTCGAGAGATGGAAGAGATCGCTCAGAAGGCTATTCCACTCACCCCAGAGCTGAAAAAGAAGTTAGGGCTGTAATGTCAGTAAAAGCTTTTGAAGTTTGGGCTATAGCACCTTCTGAAGCTCAGCTAGTTGTGAAAAATCGCCACTATCTAAAGAGAGCTGCTTCTGCAAGCTTTTGCTTTGGCCTGTTCGATCAAATGTCGCTCATTGGTGTTGCCATTTATGGCAAGCCAGCATCACCCTCATTATGCGTTGGGATTTGTGGGCCTGATGAATCTGAAAAAGTGATTGAGCTGACCCGACTCTGGGTAGAGGATGAAACTCCTAAAAATACGGAAAGTTTTTTTATTGCTCAAACCCTGAGCCTGCTACCAAGTGAGTATGACATTGTCGTAAGTTACGCAGAAATATCTGCTGGACATAGTGGAACGATTTATCAAGCAACTAATTGGATCTACACAGGCCTATCTGATAGGCATGTCGAATGGAGGCTTGATGATGCTATTGGCAAGCACTCAAGACACTTGTTTGATGAGGTCGGAGGAATTGAGAAAGCCAAAGAAATCTATGGCAATAGGCTAAAACCGCATGAAAGGGGCAGAAAGCACAGATACATCATGTTTAGGGGATCAAAAACAAGAAAGAAACAGTTATTGGCAAAGCTGAAATATGAAATTCAGCCTTATCCCAAAGCACTCAATCTTCAAAATGTATAAACTGACATGGTGCAGAAACAATGTCCCCGCTGTGGCATAGTCTGGGAAATACTCTTGACCCGCAAGAACCCTGACACTTGTCAATCTTGCAGGGCAAGGAAACAAACGAAAATCGGTGACTGTTTGATTTGGCAGGGAAACTATGCCGAAGACATGGTCACTCCAATAAGAGAAGACGGAAGTCTAGTGATGGCAGGGGAAAGAACTTGTGGTCATTCAGATTGCGTGTCTCAAGAGCATAGGAAGAAATAATGAGAGTAAAAGCAACAGTAGAAGTAACACGCATCATCGATGGTTATGGCTTCAAGGGTGTCGAGAAGAAGAAGACCAAAGATGGCAAAGACATAAATGTCTGGGTCACAGTCTGGACTAAGGAGCAGGTCAGAGAAGGGGAGATCCTAGAGGTCTCAGGTGATCTGTCTGTCAAGATTGAATCCTTCACAGGGCGTGACAACCAGCCCAAGCAGGTTGCAGCAATAAACATAAACAATCCGACTCTTCAGAGAGCAGAGATGCCCTTCTAAACTAGAAGTGTGATTGAACTCGATGTTAAAGGCAGGCCTACCCCACAGGGGTCTAAGCGTGTCTTCAATGGAAGGATTGTCGAGGCTCAGTCTGCTAACCTGAAGAAATGGCGAGCTGCCATAGAAGAAGCTTGTCATCCATTCACAGAGATCCACCTTGGTCCTATCAGGCTCGAGGTGGATTTCTACTTGGAGAGACCCAAAACAGTCAAGTTCTCAGAAAGGCCCTATCCCATAGTTGCACCGGATCTTGACAAGCTGGTCAGGGGCGTAGGCGATGGCATAGGCCAGTCAGGCCGAATCTGGGGCGATGACAGCCAAATTATCGAGATTTCAGCCCGCAAGTTCTATGCCGATGACAGGGAAACAGGGGCAGTTATCAGGGTCATCGCTTTATAACAGTTAGATAACGACACGCTTTTTGCCCTTTACCCTGTCTCTACCTTGGTCTAGCCTGTTTCTATCAGGGCAAGAAAGGAAAAGAAAAGCCATGACACTCAAACAGTTTGTAGGAATTTTTATCCTGCTTTCTGCCCCTTTCATGCGGTTTTAGCCTATTGCCATAGATTTCTTTGGCTTTCTCAATTCCTCCGACCTCATCAAACAAGTGTCTTGAGTGCTTGCCAATAGCATC